ACCATTATCTACCTTGTGACTTGTGTAGCATTCGTACATAGCGATTGTAAAACTTGGTGGCTATAGTATTAAAAAATTTAAATAGTGTGAAGTTAATTGAAATCAGCATTTCCATCTCTTTCTAGCTTGTCTTAAACGGCTATTAGGATTTTTTGCTGCTTTAGGAAACTTTTTCATTTGCCCTGCACTTCTTGCACAATAGGACTTTCTTCGTTTGGCAGCTTTGCTCCCCGGCTTGACTTTGCCAGTTACTGCTGTCTTAAGTTTTGATCCGGGATTGTCTTTACGATACTTAGCTACACCTTTCGCAGTCATACCTGCACCATCTTTGGTTTTGCGTTTATGACCACCTTTGATGGTGTGACCTTTCATTGTACCTTTCTCAGACATTCGTGCTACCTCGTTGTTGTCAAAGGGGCAAGTTGCCCTGCCCCCCTGAGTTAGTTATTTAAGCGAAAGCCGCTGCGGTTTCTGCAGTGCCAAGTTCTGCAATAACTGCGAACACTCTGACCTTACCGTCGAAAGTTGCTGTATTAGCAATTAAGTCGATAGTGTCAGCTGCAGTGTAGAACTTACCTACGCTTGTTGTACCTGAAGCTAAAGCAGTATGACCTGCAACTGCTGAAGCATAGATATCATCGTCGGCATCGTCACCTAAGTCAAGAACTGGAGAACCAGTTGATGCTAAAGTAAGAACCTCAACACCTGCCATAAGAACCAAACTGTTAGCAGGAAGTTCAAAAACTTCTACTGAGTCGGCTGTAGTCAGACTTGTTGATGAGAAGTCAAGAACAACTTCCACGATTTGAGGTTTAATGCCGAGTGGAACACCAGCAGTAGCACCTGTAATAGTATAAGCGGGCATTATCTAGTCTCCCTTAAGCAAAATCTACAACGCCACGAACGATTGCTTCTTGTCTTAGAACTTTTCTTCCAAAAACATGCAATCCTCTAACGACGTCGGAGAATGATTCAGTTGAACGTACCACTTCAGTCTTTGCGATGTGGGACGCTGTTGCACATGATGAAATGTGACCAGCTAAAACAACATTCTCAGTTGCGTCAGTAGCTAATGTACCAGCAGCATCTGTTAATGTTACCTGATCGATTCCACCAGAGCTATTTAAAGCTGTAGACTTGTAACATCTAAAACCCGCAAGAGTTCCAACTGTTGCAAGACCATTTCTTAGAGGAGATGTACCGTCGCCAGTTACCTGAACTTCAGCAATCTTGTTTCCTGCTTGGAAAACTTTCTCATAGAAAATTGGAGGTGCTACAAACCATCTGTTCTCTTCAGGTACAGACTCATCGTCAAGAAGTCTAGCCATAGCGAGCATCATATTGATACCTGCATCGTCTGTCTCAACGTTGATAGGAGCAGCAGTTGTTCCTAATGTACCTGCAGCGGCAGTAGTTGTTAAAGTTGTACCTGATACTGCAGATGCGGCAATTCCAGCACCGTCAGATAAGGTTTGAAGAACGTTTGCATCGAACTTTCTCTTTAGAGCATAAGCACCTGAAGAAGTTGCTAGTGCTTCAAAGTTAATGTGAGAGTGTCTCTCTTCGATGTCGTCTATTTTGAATGCGAAAGCATTGGCTTGGTCGACAGTCAATGTAATTTGATCGTCTGCCAAGTCTTGTGGGTTAACTACAGAACCTCTTGAATATGAAGACACAGTCAGTGTTGGTTCTTTCATTATGTTAACAGTATCACCAAAGTTTTCAATTTCGCCAGTATAGTCGGTATTCGTAATATCTTCTGCAACCGAAGCTCTACGGAAGAACTTAAGAACTTTTTGGCTAAAGATTTCGGGAGCAAAATTACCTGACGGTAAATTATTGTACCCTGAAGCTGAATTAAAAGCCATTTTTCTATCCTTCCTCTATTTGAGGTTAGTTATTGAGTTATTCGCCCTTCGGCTCGTGCTTGGTCGATTTCTTTTTCAAGTTTCTCGAACTCCCACGGCTTGAGTTTGGCGATGTCGGACACTTTCCAAATCTTTCCTTTTTGATCTGATGTTGCCACTTCTTTTGGTTGTGTCTTTGTGACTGTAGCCGCAGCATCATTTAAGTTAGACTTGGTTGGTTTTTTCGTAGAGATGCCCATCTCTGCTTTATAAAGGGATACGACTTTACCTGCCCATTTAGCATCAGTATTATTTTTATAAATACCATCACTAATTTGTGTAGGTTGATCATCGAGCCACCCGATGAATTTATCATCAGATTTTAACTCGCCAAAATCAGGGTGTAGTCGAAGAAGTTCTTCGGCTGCTTTCTCTTTTTCAAGAGACTTTTCCCTCTCTTTAACGACTTCAATTTCTTCTCGTAGTTTAGCAATTTTAGCTTCAGTCTGTACTCCTGCTACTGTTTCAACAACTTCAAACACGTCAGGATAACGTTCTTTAAACTCTTCAAGCTCCTCTAATGTTTTAGGAGGAGTTGCCCCTCGTGGCATTTCTTGTACACGAGATTTAATTGCTTTTAACTCACTTGCTAACTCTTCACGTTCACTTTTAAACTCATTGAGCTTTGTGTCATAATGTTTTTTTAGATCATCATAACGTTTTTTGTAATCGTGTTCGTCAGATTGTTTTGTTTCCACGAAACTTGTACCTTCCTCTTGAGTAGCTACTTCTTGAGTAGGGTCTTGGGCTTGTACTTCTTCATCGTCGTCGTCTCTGTCCACTTCTTCACGATATTTATTTTTGTAAAGATTTGGATTGTTAAGAACTCCAAAGGAGTCATTTGGTTTGTTTGCTCTCGCACCTTTTACTTGTTTTGCCATTTTATTTTACCTCATTTATTGCAGTGCCACATGGCTGTGGGTAGCTGCTTCGGTTTTGTCAGGGCCACTAATGTGGGTAGCTGACTAATTTTATAAATGCTATTCTGCCCGTACACTTAGCATAGGAGAAACGCCATCTATTTCTGTTTTCTTACCTTTGAGTAAATTTTTTACAACTTGTCTTGATTGTT